ATATTATGAAATTATTGATTATCTCAATTCTCTCAAGTCAAATGTACGAACACCATCAACTGTGATTCTCGCGTAGAAACGGTTGTTAACCATTTTCTTAGCGTATCTCGTCATAATACCTTTGATAGGTGTAAAGTTGAATGGGTTATACATTGTTGGAGTTAATTGTAGAGGTACATACGGTGCGTAGATGTAACCTGTGTCTAACAATGACGTTCCTTTATGACCCATCAATACTGTGTTTGGTGGGAAGTAAGGGTCACGGTAAACTTGGTAACGACCCGCTAATGTACCAACTCTTTCGATACCCATGTTGTATTGGTCTTGCTCAGGAGACGCGTTAGATACGTGGAAGTATTCTAAATCGTCAAAGATTGCAGAAACTTCAGAAGAAACAACAATCCAGTTAGCTCCACCTCTTAATGTAGATTTGTGAATTTGTGCTGATAATTGGTTAATAGCCGTAATCAACGTTTGGTTCCAATCTTTTTGAGTATAAGAAGTAGTTAAACCGTTAATTCTTCTCCATCCGTTGTAATCCCAACGTAGGTTCCAAGCCGCTCCTTTACGTAAGTCACGTAAAATTTCACGGTCGATTTCAGCTGCAACTTGTTCTGATAATAAAGCTGTTAATTCAGCCTCAGCATCAATGTTATGGAACGCTGCAACGTCTTGAGCTAATTCAGGAGACCATTGTGCTCTTAATTTTCTTTCAGTTACAGAAACTGTTACAGATTCTAAATCGAAAGAAACCTCACCAATTTTGTCTTCGAATTCTAACTCTTTGTATCTTTTGTAAACCGCTACGAATGATGTAGTAGTTGCCGCAGATGTAATTGTTGTACCTGTGTAACCATCTAAAGTGTCAGCACCACATCCAACACAAGCTGGACAAGATAAATCAACTTCTAAATAGATGAAACCTTCAGCATCACAAATATCTTGGAATGAACCACCACCTGTGTTTGATTGAGCTCCACCAAATGAAGTATTTCTTCTTTCACCGTATTGTACGATACCTTTACCGTATTGTTGAGTTACTACTCTAAACAATAACGCTGTGTTTGCAGCAACTTCACAAGCTGAAGCAGCATCAACATCTAAACCAGCACCTTTAGTAATTACTAAATCAGATAAGAAAGTTTCTGTATCCATTTCTTGTCCATCAGGTCCGATTAATTTACCAGCACCAACGTTAGAGAAACCTGAAACTTTGATGATAACTTTTCTTACAGTTTCACCATCTAATTCTGTTGTTTCATCAACTAAATTAGAACCATTCCAAACTTGAACTCTTGTTGACGCAGTTACTGCTGTGAATTGTCCTTTAGAATAGTCGAATAAACCTGCCGGATTTAATCCTGGTTCAGAACCTTCGTAGAATAAGTCATACAAGTTTTGGTTAGCATAAGTACTACCAGCGCCATAACCATCACCAACTTCAGCACCGTTAGGAGCACCTACAGGAGCGAAATGTTCGTTGTTTGTGTTATATCCTTGGATTTTAGGTACGAAGTAGAACAATTTACCGATTGGTAAGTTCATTGCTTGTACTGATACGATGTCGTTCGCTAATAATTTAGAGAACACACGTCTTACGATTGGGAAAACTACAGTTTCAAACGCTCCGTTTGAACCTTCTGCAGTAGCTTCATTAATTAAGAAAGACGCTTGGTTTTCATATAATTGAGCTACGTTTTCTTTTAAGTGTCCTTTTAAATCGTCTAGGAAACCTAATTTATCCCATTTATTAATAGTGTCTTCTTTGATAACTTTTAAATGTTTCAATCCGATGTTACCAACAAGACCTGATTCTAATAATGCACCCATTGTGTTTTTTTTTTATTTGTTTTTAGTTTATTTTTTATTTAAGTTTACTCATTAAATCTCTCATTCGTAAGAATTGTGGATTTTCGTAAGTTTTTGATTCAATTAAGTTAATTGCTGACCCCGTAGAAGGTGAATTGTCAAAATTTCTCTCAATTGATTCGTTAATTGGTTTTGAAGAATTATCTTTATTTAATTCTTGTTTTATTATTTGATATAAGTTTTTAGATTCTTTAATAGTTTCAACAGAATCAAAACGTTGTAATATGTTGATTTTTTCTTGTTTTGTTGTTGTATGTTCAGTAAACAAACGAGTAGCGTACGCTAAGTTTGAATTAAACACTGCAACTTCATTCAACTTATCTCTAAATACGTTTAATGCGTTTCTGTATTCGTTATTCTTTTCTCTTAATAGATTTAATTCACCATCAACAGATTCTTTTCTTAAATGTCTTGGTGCCGCTTTAGGTTTGTCTAAACTATTTTTACCAAATCTTTTTCCAGCTCCTAATGTTCTTGACGCTTCATTAGCCTCAACTTTTTTCTTAGGTTTTACTTTAAACTCACCATCTAAATTTTCACCATCTTTGTAAGTAAATTTAGCTTTTCCTGTACCAACTGATTTAGGACCTTCTTTCTTTTTAGTGTCAAACCCACCTTCTTGGTTAGGTTTAGAAGAATACTTGAATTTGTTAGGTGTACCAAAACCTTTACCTTTCGGTTTAAATGATTTTGATTCATATAAATCCTCAGAATCATCTTCCATATATTCATCTTCCATATATTCATCTTCATCTAATTCATTATCATCTAATTCAAGTTCATACATTAAACTATCATCTTCGTCTAAATCTTCATTTTCCCATTGGTCAGCAGATGATTGTTCGAAAACATCATTAAATACTTTGTCAACCTCAGATTCTAATTCTCCATCTTCTTCAGCTAAACCATCGTAATCTTCAGTTTCGAAAATATCGTCAGGGGATAATTCATCCTCATCAAATTCTTCTTCGTCTAAATCTTCCCATTCGAACATTTCTTCATTTTCGAATTCTTCTTCCGATTCTTGTACAATCATATACTCTTTACTTGTTTTTGTATCTTTTAAGTTAATGTTACCGTCAGTATTTTTAGTTACAATAACTTCATCTTCAGGACCCATCAATTGGAATACTTTTAGAACCTCTTCGTCAGTAACATCGTCACCTGTTAAATCAATTGGTTCTTCATCACCCATTTCTTCGTCGTCCATTGGAATTTCATCATCACCCATACTTAGGTCATCATCACCCTCAAGATTATCAACGTCAGCGTCTAATTCCATATCAGAATCATCCACATCGGTATCCATTTCAATCTCATCTTCTTCTTCTTGTTCGAATAGAGATTCTTTTACTAAGTCTTTGATTTCTTGCTTCATTGTAGATGCAAGTATTCCCTTTGCGTTTTCTGCAACGGCTTCTTCCAAATTCTTCATTTGGATAAAAGTCTCTTCAGTGTCTAATAAATCAGAACTAATTTTTGCTACAAAATACTTTTCTCCTTGTTCCATATTAAATTATTTTATCTATTTCCCAAATAATCGTTCAATTTTTTCATTAAGTCAAGTTCTTTTGATGATGATGGTGTACTTTCATCTCTAATTTTTTTTTCTTCTTCAATGTTTTCTTCAAAATTACTTCTTTCGTCAGGATTTAAGAATAGATAAGCACCTGGTGTAGAAGGTGATGATACTAAGTCAAAACAAATTAATTCAAAATCATCCTGAACTTCATTTCTTTCACCAACTTTTTTTAACGAACCAACACCCCTTGATGAGATACCTAATGTAACACCTTGTCTAAGATAGTTGGCTGCCATATCACCTTTAGTTGATACAATACCTCTTTCGTGGAAACCTGGACTTGTTAGAAGTTTTAATTTACCCATTAAGATATTACCATCCCACCACACATCTGTGATGATATGAGAAACTCTATCTAAATCAATTAATGAAGATTCAGGGTGATTCAATTCTGATAATGAAACACCCTTATCAATCATTTTTTTATAATTTTCAGATTCTCTTTTTAAAATCCTCTCAGGATATACACGACCATTTCTATTTGGTGTGTCATATTTTTGTAGAACGGCATAAAATTCAAATGGTTTAGAATGGTCTAAAAAATTCTTAGACTCCATTATGTATTTATTGTTCTCAGCTGTTGGGGAAATATATCCAGCGTCTTGTTCGATTAAGATACCTTTACCCGATTCATATGGTTTTAATATTTTTAAATTCATTGTTTGTTTTAACAATAAATATTAAATATTTTCGGTTTTGACAGTTTTGTTGATTGGTTTATTTGTTTTAGAAAGATAAAACTTAAAATATTGGTTATTTTTTAAATTGTCTTGGAATATTTTAGTTGTAATATTTTTTAAGAAATCTTTAATTTCGGTATCTTTAAACGTTAATGAAACATTATCTTTAAAGTAAAAATTGATTTCTAAATTCATAAATGATTTTTTATTTAACGATAATCCACTCGACCTTAAATCTAAGTCAACTATGAATTTATCATCAAAGAATGAATTTTTTACTTTGTCGTAAATAGAATGTTTAATTGACCTACTCAAGTTTAAGACGACTCTCGACCAATTTTCTACGTCTTTTTTTGGTTCGACCCAAGTTTGAATGTTAAGATATATTGATTTTAGATTAACAGAATCAACTGTACCAAATAAAACTTTCGCAGTTTTAAATCCTTGGATTTTTGAGGTTTTCCCTTTTTTCATTATTTTTCATCGTGAAACAGTTTATTTTTAATAAATGTAAGTATATTTACATTAAGAGTCAAAAAAATAATAAATTAGCACTTTTTTAATATGATTGTAGTAAAAGTAAATAAAGATAAAAATATCGAAAAAGCCCTTAAAGAATATAAGAGTAAGGTGATTAAAACAAGACAAATGTCTGAATTAGTTAACCGTAAAGTGTTTGTGAAACCTTCTGTGATAAAAAGAAACGTGCTTAGCAAAGCTAAACACGTTCAGAAAAACTTTAAATCAAATAATGATTAAAGGTTGTCGTGTAAGTTTTTTAATTTATAATAATTTAATTTATCATACTTTTCAGTAGAAATTTTTTCAATAGTTTCAGTTATTGATTTTCTAGTTGGTCTATCGTGATTTTGATTATACATTGTCTGTAATTTATCTACAACACTTTCTTTAATAGTTAAATACTTTGGTTCTAATTCAGAATCATCAACTGATAACAAGTTTTTAAATTCTTTCTTTTCAGACTCATCCAGATTATCAATAAAATTAGTTATCGTTTTGTTAGCCATCGTTACCATAGTACTTAACGGAACTTTAACAACTTCTTTCTCAGTTACAGGTTTTTTAGTGATAGTTTCAGTAATAACTTTTTTACTATTAATTTTTGACTCCAAGTTTAAAACCCCACCACTAAGTAAGTTATCAATAACTTCGTAGTTATTTTCAGACACAGAAGAATTATTCGACCAATCTTTGATTTTTTTCAAGTCTGTAGGAATAATTTTATTAACGGTGTTTTCGTAAAGGGTTACCATTTCATTAATGTAGTCACTAGCAACTTCATTGGTTAAACCTTTATTAGAACTTAAATCATCATAGATGTAGAATAACCTATTGATGTTTTTATTTTCTAAAACTAATTTTTTAAATGTTTTAAGTTCGTTTTTAAATGAACCATCTTTATACGATTCTAATAAAACATTTTCTATTTTTGATTTTATAATTCCAAATTTCATTTCGTTGTTTTTTATTATATAAATATTAGTCACCTAAAAGTTTATTCAATTGATTCTCAATATCACCTAAATTATTTTTCGCTTTTGACAAATCAATAAATTCTTCGTCATTATACATTGTTTCAGATTCCACTAAGATTTTTAAATTATCTCGTTTATCAACTGATTCAGGAGTAACTCCTGCATCACCACCTGGTTCAGGTCCTGGAGGTGGGGCCGGCATTCCCATATCCCCACCTCCCGGAGGTGGTGGTGGTGTTGCACCCGCAGCTGCGGTTTGTGTTCCACCTGATTTAGAACCATATAGGTTATCAATATTATCAAAAACACCTGTGTGAGTAATAATTGTCGCAGTATTTGTTAATTCAGCACCAACAGCTTTCTCAACACGTTGTTGTTGTAAATCAAGTTTAATTTCTTCATCAGAGAAACCTAAAATATGTTTTTTAGCCCAAGTAACCGATGTAGGTGCAATACCTTCAACTGCGGTTACCGCCTCTTTATATAACGCAACTTTTTCTTTCCAAGCTTCAACTTTTAATAAATCCGCCTGTGTTGATGGGTTTGCTAATGATAATGTAAAGTTAGATAATTCGTCTTCAAAACCTAAAAGGAATAAATGAATAATCGCGATTTTATTTAATTCGGCAATCATACATTTTTGTATTCTGTTGATTGTTCTAGCAAAACGAATATCCATTAATGATAAGTTCTTACCTTCACCAACGGGTTCTTCAAAACCTAAGAATGCTTTAGGTACACGTAATGCTGTTAATAATTTCTTTTGGATATATTCAATATCAGCAATCTCACCTAAGTTCTGTGCTCCCGCTAATGTCTCAATTGGGTTAGGAGCTGCTGGGTCACGAACAGGGATAAAATAATCTTGGTCAACCGCCATTTGATTATATCTCATATCAACGTTACCTGTTTTACTATCAACAATTTGGTCTCGTTTAAATTTGTTAGCAACACGTTGTACGTATGGTTCAACATCTTTATCATCCATATTACCAACAAATATTTTGAATACACGTCTTTCAGGGGCTCTCGATGTTCTGTAAATTAACATCGCATCTTCAGATAACAATAACTGTTTCCAAATACGTCTCGCCTTCTCTAACATTGAAGTTCCGTAAGGTAATTTTCTATCATCCCCCAATAAACGGAAGTGAGCGATTTCCCAAGAGTTAAATTCCATATCTTTAACTTTCCATTGGAACCTTAAACCTCTACTATGACCTGGTTCTTCAACGTTGTTAATTTTAGCGGCCATACCTCTTTCCAAACGTTCAATTTCAATATTTGGTAATTGCATACAACCAACAACACCTTTTTCAGAATCTAACTTTAAATAAACAAAGTTATCACCGTATTTACAAGTATTTCTTACCCACATAGGTAAGTTAGTATTTAAATCTAAACTATTATTAAACAAATCGGTTAATACTGATTTAATACGTTTTGATTCGGAATAAATTTGTAACATAAAACCATTTTGGTCTACAGTTGTCGATTCTTCACCGTAAATATCTAACGCTGCTGATATCTCAGGTGTGTATTCCATTGATTCATAATCGTAGAATGACGCCAAACGTGTTGGTTCATAATAGATTGCTTGTGAATATAAATTAGTTTCTATTTTAGCCCATTGGTTAGTTAAATAGAAAGTTTGTTGTGCTTGTAATTTTTCTTTGTCATATTCATCTTTTGAGGTCGTTTTAAGTAACTCCTTCTTATCAAATGAGTATGTGGGGTAATCTTGATTTAATAACGAATTTGGTCCAAACGCGTGTGTTAATCGTTGCCAAACCGTTAAATTTTTATTGTTTTCCATATCAGAATTTTAATTATAAATATCAATATTTAAATAGTTTATCTTTGTCCGTAATTACCAAATAACCAACCATACTTTAAATACTCATCTCTAGGAACACTTTGATTGGTGTTTGTTCTACCCATCATATCATTATAGTTTGGGATAACCGGATTAAAATCAATATCTTTACCTACTGATTCGTTGTTATTAACAGACCACGATTCAATCATTGCCTTTGCTTGGTCTGTGACTTTATTTAATTTACTAAACGATGTTTCACCTACATATGTCGCCATTGCGATAGACATAAGTAAATCGTCGTGTCGTCCTTTTTGGTGGTCGGGTCTACCGTTGATATATATGAACGTATCCATTTCATTATATAAACGATGACTATATATTCTGAAGTCGTGTCTCATCGCCTCCTCATATGACGCAATAATCTGAACTCGTTTATTGTTAAAGTTAATACCGGGGATTTTTTCCGCAGATTTTGGGTTATATTTCCAAGTATTATTTACATCTTCACCATCAACATATAAATCCTTATAACCTAATTCCTGAAGTTTACGTGATGTGGAAACACCCATCCCACCCGTGATATCGACTACGATATATGCTGAATACATATTGGCCCATTTGAAACAAATCTCAGCCATAGTATCAGGTGGTAATTTACCAACAAACTCGGCAACTTGTTCGCGAGTATCAAAATCAACAATTTGAAATGAACTAAAATCCTCACTATCCCCTACGTTATCCCCTGAACCAAGGAAGTTACACTCTAACTCTTGAGAAACTTTACGTTTGTCGTATTTAAGTTTCTTCACCATTTTTTCAAACCAATCAGAACAAGGTTTGTATCCATTATTTATTAATTCTTTAGCTTCCTCAAAATCTCTATCTTTAAATTCTTTGTCTGCCCAACTTATTATTTTCTCAGGTCCGTATTCTTCTTTATTTAATAGGAAATGAATTGCATCATCAGTCTTAACGAAGTATAAATCTTTAGTATAACGAGGGTCACGATACCAATACATTTCCGTAATTTTGAAGTCATTCATTCCACGTAACGCTTGGTCGTAAATCTCATAGTAAATTGGGTCATTACCATTTGGTGTTGATACCACAATTACTTTACCCCCTGTTGATAGGGATGCCATACACGCTGACCAGAAATCACTGTCAGCTTCGATAAACGCGGCCTCATCAAATATTAATATTGTAGGTGTAAATCCACGTAAAGCATCCTTTGATGTTGCAACCGCCTTAACCTCACAACCATTATTTAATTTCCAATGTTTGGTTGATTTTTTATTGGGGTCAATTTGAACGTTAACCCAACTCGGCCATTGTGTTACAAATGCTCTAATTTTATTCGCCATCTCAATTGAGGTATCCAACTTGTTGGCGATTATCAATATTTTTTCAGGTTTTTCTTTTTTAGCGAATGCTAGTTTTTTAGATACCCAAGCTGATGTTACTGTTGATACACCCGCCTGACGGTATTTTAGTGCAATATTTTCATTATAGTTCTCGTAATCCTGTAATAACGTTATTTGGTCGGGGAATAATTCTAACGGAACGTATTTTGAAACTGTGTTGTCGTATGTTTGTAGATACGTGTTTAATGCGTATGGAGTATCTTTCATACACTTAACGTATTCTAACAACAATTGTTCTTTAGTCATAGCTTTTATTTATAAATACCAAAAAACCCCCAATTAATCACTTAATGGGGGTTTAACTATTAATTTAACTGTATTTAATAGACATCATCATCATCGTCGTCATCACCAAAATCGAAATCATCGTCTTCTTCCTCATCATCACCTAAATCAACACCTGAACCATAATTTTTAGTTGGTTCCGGTATGTCTTTGTGGATTTCCTGATATTGTTCCATAGCACCTTCAACTAATTCATTAATAATTTGAATTACTCGTTCATCTTGTTTATGGATACCATTTAATAACGTCTCTAAATCATCTTTAGATAAAGTTGCTAAATGTAATTGTAAGAATAACAATATTCTATTTTGAACTTTTTTATCTTGTAACGCGTATTCATCGTTTAACGCTTTAAATCTCAACATCAATTCTTTGAAAAATACTTTACCCATATATGAGTTCCATACCTCATTACCAATTGTGTCAGTCGATTGAATAATTAAT